GCCTGCAACAGAGTCATAGTGGAGCAGATGTGATCGTCGATCAGGCGGAGAAATTTGTTGATACCCTTGCAAAAATAGATAAGCAGGCAAGTGATAGTGGGTGCAGAGGACTCTGTACGGGGTTATGTGTAGGTTCTTGCACATCTGGCTGTCAGGGATGCACTGGGTGTACTGGTGGTTGCGATACCACTTGCGCAAAGAGTTGTTCAGATGGCTGTTCTACATCCTGCGGTGGTTGTTCAGATGGCTGTTTTTCTGGATGCACACATACCTGTGGTTCCGGATGTACAACCGGCGCGATGACTACATAATGAGAGGAGGTGATATCTATGGCGTGTTCAAAAGGATGTGGAACGAGTTGTGCAACGAGCTGTAAGTCCACAGCGTCTGGCAACTGCGGCGGATGCGGGACTTCCTGCTCGCGAAATTGCAGTACGATATGTAGCGGCACCTGTTCTGGTACTTGTGATAAAACATGCACAAAGCAGTGCAATCACAATTGTTCGGACGAATGTACTGGATGTCAACGGACATGCGCAGATGATTGCGAGGCAGGATGCAAAACGGATTGCCTTCAGACATGCACAGCAAATTGTTCGGACACCTGCGCAGACTGTACAGGCGGATGCGGAAACAGTTGCTTTTCGACATGCGCTGATGACTGCACAGGTGGATGCAAAGGCGGTTGCAACACGACATGCACAGCGAATTGTATGAACGACTGCAATACCTGGTGCGAAGGCGGATGTTATTCTTCATGCACATGGACTTGCGAAGGATGCAGTAATACTTGCACTGGTACCTGCTCCGGTACCTGTTCCGGTACCTGTTCTGGTACCTGTTCTGGTACTTGTCAGGGTTGTGATAATAAGTGCACAGCTTCCTGCGCTCAGTCTTGTACTGGCTGTAGCGGCTGTTCGGGTTGTGGAAATTCCTGTGGTTCCGGATGCACAGATAGCTGCATGGGAACCTGCAAAAGCAATTGTTCTGGAGGCTGCGGAACCAGCTGCGGAGGATGCTCTACATCCTGTGCATCAAGCTGTCAGAGTGATTGTGGCGGGACCTGCAGGAATCAGTGCTACGGACAGGCGACTACACCGATATATTCATTTAATTAGGAGGAAAAAATGAGAACAGTAATTATTAAAGTAGACAGCAAAGAGGCAGAGTACATCGAAAGACTGGACTACGAAAGGGGATTTACTAAAGATGTCCTGCAGAGAATCATCGAATCACATATGGATGATCCTGGCGTTGTCAACAGTGAAACTTTTAAGGCGTATCAGAAACAGGGAGTGGAGCTGGATGCACAGTTTAAGATGGCTGTGACGGAACTTGAGCGAAAGTATGTTCCAGATACGCTGAAAGGTCATAAGATCAGATGGAATCTGGAATACAGAACAGCTGAATTAAAAGTAGATATTTTGTGCAATTGTACAATTGAGGGGATTGAATGAGAAGAACAGAACAGTATTCTGAAAAACTGAGCCGGTTATATCCTGAACTTCATAAACCAGCAGGGGAAGAAAAGGTCCTGACGCAGACAGTGACATTTCAGGTCACCGACGATTGTAACCTGGCATGTAAATACTGCTATCAGATGCACAAGGGAAAAAAGAAGATGTCGTTTGAAACAGCAAAGAAAATGGTTGATCTGCTGTTATCTGGCGATAAGGGCGTGGGTGATTACATAAATCCTCAAAAAAGCCCTGGGCTTATCATTGATTTTATTGGTGGGGAACCCCTGCTGGAGATTGAATTAATTGACCAGATCTGCAGCTACACGATTAACAGGATGATCGAATTAAACCATCCGTGGCTGACGAGAACGATGTTTTCCATATGTTCGAATGGAGTGTGCTACTTCGAACCGGAAGTACAGAGAGTTTTACAGAAATGGAATCAGCGCCTGTCTTTTTCTGTGACTGTTGACGGAAATAAAGAACTTCACGATTCCTGCCGAGTATTTCCGGATGGACGGCCATCTTATGATCTGGCAATTTCAGCGGCGAAAGATTGGGTAAACAAAGGTGGATATATGGGTAGCAAGGTTACGATAGCTCCTGCAAATGTGATGCATGTGTATGATGCAATTACGCACATGATCGATCTCGGATATACCGAGATCAATGCAAACTGCGTCTACGAAGAAGGATGGCAGATGGTACATGCGACTGTTCTTTACGATCAGTTGAAAAAACTTGCAGACTATATCTTGGAACACAATCTTGATATGGAAAATGATTATTACATCTCACTGTTCGAGGAAAACTTCTTCCACCCGAAGCAGCCTGACGACCTTGAAAACTGGTGCGGCGGGAATGGAGTAATGTTGGCCGTGGATCCGGACGGCATCATTTATCCATGTCTGAGATATATGGAAAGCTCTCTGGCGGGGCAGCAGGAACCATATAGTATAGGAGATGTGGATACAGGAATCTGCCAGTGCGAATGTCACAAATGCCGTGTGGAATGCCTCAAGAAAATTGATCGGAGAACACAGAGTACGGACGAGTGTTTTAACTGTCCTGTCGCAGAAGGCTGTAGTTGGTGTACTGCATACAACTATCAGGTGTTCGGTACACCGGATGCAAGAGCAACTTATATTTGCGATATGCACAAAGCACGTGCGCTGGGAAATATTTATTTCTGGAATCACTATTATGAGAAAAATAATATCGACAAGCATATGGAGAATCATGTACCGGAAGAATGGGCACTTAACATTATCAGCAAACCTGAATGGGATATGCTGTGCAGTTTATAACGATTTTCGATATTAAATAACAAAAAGCGATAATATCGGAAAAATGTGGTAAAAAAGAGAGGTGTTTTAAATGATAAAACAAGAAGTTATCTTTAATGTCAAAAACCTCAAGATTTCAAAAACGGAGAATATTTTCGCAACAGAAGGCATCAAAAATGTGTTTACGGCAGTATTTCAGTTTCATTCTACGGATTGGGATGGGCTGGCAAAAACAGCTGTGTTTGAAAACGCAGAAGGAACGAAAGAGCCAAAGCTGTTAGAAGAAGACAGATGTGATATCCCGGATAGCTTTTTTAAGACTTCCGGGGTTTGCTATGTTTCTGTAATGGCAGGAGACTTCATGGTGACAAATAAAGTTGCCATTATCGTAGTCAATGCCGGCTATACTTCTGGCGATACCGTAGCGGAAGCTAAGAACTACTTTGAACAGATTCTCAGATATTTTGACGCAACAAATATGAATGTCCAGAAATACGGAAAGCTGGCTGAGAGATTCGCTGTCGGATTGGCAGAAGATCCGGAGAGTCTTATGGATAACGCAAAATATTATGCACATCAGGCAGAACAGGCGGTAATGGGAATCCCTGGACAGGTGGAAGATGCGAAGAATGATATCGATGCTTATGTAAAAGAAAAGGAAGCTGATCTGAAAGGCGAGGATGGAAATGTGTGCTTTGTCGAGTTTCGCATTCAGCCTCCTTGTCTTCTTATGCGGAATAATCCAGAAGAAACGGATATAGAGTTTAGACTTAACGGCTCTAAGCTCGAATACAAATGGAGGGATAGAGGTTAATGGCAAATAAAACAACAGGAAGTGGCCAGTGGACTAACATGGGAAATGTTACGACAAACCCCGATGGAAGCTACTCTGACTCTAAAACATACAACTTCTTAGATATGGTTTCATACGAGGGCGGCTCATATGTATGCCTGGAAAACGGGACGATTGGTGTGCGCCCATCTCCTGGCGAAAGTACAGACAGATGGTTCTGTTCTTCAGTACCGGGAGAAGCAACTCCAGATTTCAAAAACTTAGTGACAGAAACTAAAGAAGCGGCCAGGACAGCAAAAGAAAAAGCATCTGAGGCGGAGACAAGTGCAAAGGCTTCAGAAATAAGTGCACAGGCGGCTTCGAACTCAGCCGGAGCAGCAGCAGCTTCGGCCAGAGATGCGGAGAATGCAAAAGATGTTGTTGCCGGATACAAAAATGCGGCTGAAAAGGCTGCATCATCCGCTGCGACATCTGAGAAAAATGTAAATGATAAAATTGCTGGACTGGACAATACGTTTTCTGAAAAGACAACGAGTGCAATAGAAACCATAAACAAATCCGTAGATACAAAAGCGGGGGAGATAAAAAATGAAATCACTGCAACAAAAAAATCTATGGTGGATGCGTCTCAGAAAGCTATAAACGACACAATCGATGCGAGAAAAACTGAGATCAATAATACAGGTGCATCTGAAATTAAAAATGTACAGGCTGAATCAGCAACACAGACACAGGGGATTAAAAGCGTAGCAGCTGAGCAGCTGGCAGCTATTAATGCAGCTGGTGGCACTTTAGAGAGTGCAATTGAGCGCTACTATGCTATGCGCCGTACGAGAGAAATCTATACGGTAGAAGAACTTGATCCGGATGTTACACAGTCCTGTGCGGTGAACCGCCTTGATGGACTTGCAGGGCTTACCTGCACACCGTCTACAAGTACGACAGCTGGAGAAGACCAAATTGGAACTCTCGAAGCATTCCGCCCGATTGAAGTGAACTGGATCCTCGATGATGATGGAAACCAGAAAATTACTGCAATTGAAGGAATGCCGGGATATAAGACGACAGGAAAAGTCAATCGTGGAATCATGAACATGGGACTTTATTACAAAAAAGAGCGAAATGCAGAAGATAATGGTTGGCTACATCATTGGTCCATGCTTCCTCGAAAAGAAGAAGGATATGTTCCAATGAAAGAATGTGTTCGTCCAGACAATACAGTGCAGGGATGGATGCTCCATCCTAAAGGAGCAGCAGTGGATATTGATGGTGTTCCATATGTAACCAACGGAAAACCCGTCAGAAACAAACCTTCGTATGCAAATTTTACATATGCACGAAAGCAGGGTCCGGCCTACTGCTTTGAAACAGATGTGGATGCTGCATGGGTTCTGGCGTTGACAATGATTAAGTACGGAACAAAAGATCTGCAGGCCTATATGAGAGGATGCACAGCTTACAGTAATCAGTATAATGTTGCAGTTGCTGAAGAGAATACAAAGAGAGTAATTCTCACAAAAGATCAGGCGAATTATTTTGTTGTTGGTTCATTTGTCAGTGTTGGAAATCCAGGTTCAAATACGAACTATGATCGATATTATGCTTATATGCATAATATCGTTGATAGCGTAAAAATCACGGCGATTGAAGCTGTGGATGAAACACATAGTGCATTGGTGCTTGATGTTGCAGCACCTTTTACGACGGAAACAAGTTACAAGGTAAGTACAATGCATTGGGAGACGGGATCCACTGATTCCGTACAGGGTTACGATGGAAGCCCAGTATCCAATACAGATGGAAAGAATATCTGCAAGATTAATGGCATTGAGATTATGCCGGGAGGCCTTTCGGTATCTGGAAACTCTGTTCATATTATAGAGACAGATTCTGATGGAAATACAAGCTGTACATATTATAGATGTGATGATGCCAGATTGTTAACAACTAATACAGATACAATAATTAGTTCGTATGTAAAAGTTGGAAGTTTTCCTGCAACGGACAATGCGTGGAAATACATCAAAGAGCAGATGGTTGATTTTGGTAAAGGAGTTATGTATCCAGTGACATATGGCGGTGGCGATAAAGCTTATTGGGCAGATGGATGGCATACAGGAAGTACTCCTTCGGCTGGCCAAAAGTCAGCCCGGGAGCTCCTCCGGCGCGGCGTTCTGGACTACGGCGGCGTCGCTGGCCCGTCGTGCGTGCTTGGCGGCAGTGGCCTGACGCTTGCCTGGTGGGCCTTCCTCGCGACCCTTTCTCCTAACGCCGTACGGGGTGAATGGCAGGCGACAGCCTGACAGAGGGGCTGTCCCCTCCAATGGCTACAAATGATTTTAAAATGATGAATTTAACCGTATGAAAATACAGACGGTTTAAAGTAACAAAAAATATAATATAAGGACTTATGGGGTCCGGGAGCTCCTCCGGCGCGGCAATCTGAACAACGGCGGCATCGCTGGCCCGTCGTACGTGAATGGCAACAATGGCCTGACGAATGCCTGGTGGAACATCCTCGCGACAATTTCTGTGTATAAAAAATTTGATACTCGACCTCATAAGCCGGCTGAAGAAGCCTATACTTGGGAATACCCGAAATACGTGATAAAAGGCCATTCCTTTCTCATGAAGTAGATTGACATCTGCAGAGTGGGAAGGGGAGACTGGCAGGTGCGCTGCCAGCCGGGACTAGTAGACAACCGAAAGTCCCTGAATCACACAGAAAGGAAAATGCCTTTATGAAGAAATGCTGCAAGAATGTAAATATTTTAGCAGATGATTTTATTGAAGATCCAATTTATGAAGCACTTGACGAAAAATGGAAACGGCCAGATGTGGCAAAGTATCTGCATGGTCGCACAAGTTCAATGAGTTTGCAGGCTATGAAACGATTGCTTCGGGACACAGACGAAAGAGATCTCATGGTATCCGGTCTGATCCGTACAGTAGCAGAAAGTCTCAGATATGAAATCCAGAACAGAGAGTTGAAAGTAGAACCTATTCAGTATGGTTGGCGGCGAGATGGAATAAACGGAAAGCTTCGAGAAATCGGAGTGGAGAGTGTAAAACAGCTTATTCTTGACGAAATAGCCAGCGAAGGACTGGATGAACTCTGGAGAAGAAAACTGGGCTATCATCAATATGCAAGTATCAAAGGAAAAGGACAGCTCGGAGGCAAAAGAGCAATAGAACATCAGATCAGAAAGAAATATGCTCAATCTCGGTATGCCTGGAAGGGCGATGTAAGGAAATGCTATCCATCGGTTGATACCCGTAAATTGAAACGTATGTTGGAACATGATGTGAAGAACGAAGTCCTTCTGTATCTTGTGTTCTTTCTGATAGGGACATACAAACAGGGGCTTAATATCGGCTCCGGTTTATCACAGTTTCTGTGCAATTATTACCTGTCTAAAGCCTATGTGTATGTACTTAGCCTACATAAGACCAGAAAACACCGAGATGGTACGACTGAAAGCAAGAGACTTGTATTTTTCTGTATATTCTATATGGACGACATCCTGCTCATAGGAGCCCGGGAAGCTGATGTTAAGAGGGCGGCCCGGGCGTTAGAAAAGTACCTGTTGAAAGAGTACGGACTCACAATAAAACCGGATGCAGACCTATTCCCGATTGATTATCGCATTAAAACCGGAAATAAATATGAGAATTACAGAGAAAAAGATAAGGCAGAAAGGCGCGGAAAACCGATAGATATGATGGGTTATGTGATTTACAGGGACCACACAGAAATCAGAAGCAAGATCTTTCTGCGGGCAAGGAGAGCTTATTCAGTAGCTTGGTA